GTTTAACCCAAAGTGTCTTCGCTGATACAGTTTTCGTAACTTTACCACTATGAGGGTCTACTAGATCCCAGGAATCGTCGAAGCCTTCTACAAGAGTGGCTTGTTCGATTATTTTCATAAAGTCGTCGCCCACCACAACACCATGATGGACATTAACAGATTTTCTATTAACATCGCCTCCAGTTGGCTTGCGAACGTCCAGAAACTCTTCAATCTCTGGGTGACTAACTTCCAAATACCCTGCATAACTTCCTCGTCTTGTAACACCTTGTGAAAAAGCTAACATCTCTGCGTCAACTACTTTAATGAACGGGATTACTCCAGTACTCTCTGACCCCGCAGAGGTTTTAGATCCAACACTACGTACCTCGCTCCAAGAACCGCCTATGCCGCCTCCGACAGAAGAAAGAAACGCATTCTCCGTATAATGACCTGTAAGACCTTGTCTGCTATCCTCTACAAAGTTTAAAAAGCAGCTAATAGGTAAACCACGTTTACTGCCACCGTTGCTAAGAACAGGAGTAGAAAACATAAACCAAAGTTTACTAGCATAGTCATATAATCTTTGTGCATGCTCTTCATTGTCCGAAAAAGCGTTAGCAGCCCTAGCAAATGCATCTTGAGGAGAAGTCTCTCCTTCTAGTAAGTATCTGTCTTCTAGAGTTTTTATACTAAACTCTGAAAGGTACTTGTCTCTGTTATAATCAATCTTCATTTATTAGTTTTCCTTCGATGTCGTTTATATTCTCGACTCCTATTGCATCATCGCAATATGTTAGTAAATCCATTAGTTCGTAATTCTTTAGTATCTGTTCTGCGTGTAAGTTTACAGATTGTATATATTTATATGAGCCGCCTAAAGGAACTGCATCGTACACACTCATTGCGTCTCCGAACTGCTCGATGAGACTTTGAGCACGCTTTGGCCCTACTCCCGGGATACCTGGTACATTATCTCCTGCATCTCCAGTTAGGCACTTAAGAGATATATACTCTTCAATAGATACATTATAGTGATCTCTCCAATTGGCTTTAGTAACTTCCTTTCGTGTCACATAAGAGAATCGGGAAACAGTGTCATTAATCAGTAAGTCCCAATCTCGGTCACTAGATACTAGCCATACTTTATCTAGTCCGTAACGAGCTTGAAACTTTACTAAGTGAGCTGCGATATCATCAGCCTCTACACCATCATAGCGCAATACGGGGTACATATTCTCTAATGCGGCTAAAGTCTTTTCGTATTCTTGGAAGAATGCTTTAAACGCTGCTGCCTCTTCCTCTGTTTGCTCTGCGTACTTCTCTTTTCGATTCATTTTGTATCCAGGGTCAAGATTCTTGCGGTAAGAAGAAGATCCTTGGTCTGCTGTGATTATGATCTTCTCACAGTTATATGAAGCCGCTAAAGATTGTACTGTTGCTATGTAATCCTGTACAAAGTCTGTTTTTCCGTTATGCTTCCAGCGAAACGCTAAGTTAAGTGCGTCTACTACAAGTGTGGTTCCTTCATCTTTTTGAAGCTTTTTCATAAAGTCAAAAGCCATGGTTTTTCTTCTCCCGAGCTGTCTAACGCAGCTACCTCTTGATAATGTTCGTCTCATGAATGAAATGTATCTCCTCTTGTGCTAGCCAATCCTCGGCTAACATAACATAGCACCCCAACCAATTGATATGAATATATTTAGTATTCTTAGGCAATTCATCTACTACTACGAATACCTTTGATCTGTTATACTTGAAGAACAACATAGGCTCCTGATCTCCGCCCTTTGCCTGTTGAACTACCTTTTTCCACCAACGAATAAGATTATTAGTCTTCTCAGCTGTAAACAGCTTATCAGTTAATGGAGACTCTGCATAGTTCTTTATCTCTATGCAGTACTTATTGGCCTCTCTGGGTACGTACAAATCCCCTTTTAAATATTCTAAAGCCCCCGAAGCGGGGACTCTTTCAAACTTTAAGCCTGTGCTCTCTCTTAACATATCCCTTACTAAGTACTCACCTCGGGCACCTTTTGCTCTTGAATCTACCATTCTAGTTTACTCACATTTCCATCTTTGACAACTTCTATCTTATCTAACAGCGGGTGCGTCCAGCCGTGTGATACTATATAGGTGTTCAGTTCATCTTCTTTTATTAACAATTCTACCATCTTTTCTCTACCTACCTCATCTAATACATTGATGACCTCATCTAGAAATAGTATATTGATTTTAGACTTTGATATACTACTCATTAGTTTGCGTATCGCAATAAGAGTAGCAGTATTTACCCTTGCTAGTTCTCCAGACGAAAGTGCAAGAATGTCAACAGTGTTACCGTTGTCCGTAATTTCTACGTTTAACTTGTCTTTCTCTACATTGAACCCTAAAGTAAACCTACCGTCTGATAACTCTGCAAGATAAGTATTAGCTACATCTTCCAGCTCTACCACTAGGTTTTCTATCTTATACGCCAGTAATCCATTTGTACTAAATGACTTCTTTAGTACCTCTAGATTCGCATCTAACTTGGCGTGTTGGTTCAAGGTTTTAGTAGCTTCACCTAGCTGTGTAATAAAGTTTTGCGTCTGTTCCTGTATAACTTGTATACGAGTATTACGTTTGGTAATGCCAGTATTTTGATCAGCCAAGAGTCGCATCTCGTCCCTTTTAACTTTAAGTCTGAGACTAAGATTTTCTACTTCTACTAGCAGGTCGCTTTCCGACACTAGCTTGGTAGGCAGACCTCGATCTATAGACCTAAATAGGTCAGACCACTTTCTCTCTAAATCTATTGCATGCTGTACTTTCTGATTCTTAAAGTTAGCATCTTCTATCACACCTTCTAATACTTCGATCTCTATATCACAAGAGTCTCTCTGTTTAATCTCAGCAGAGATCAAGTCACGTCTAAACTCTTCATTGATAGGCTGATCACAAACGTGGCAGCTACTTTTTAATTTAACTATCTTCTCTAACGATTTTACTGCCTGTAACCTCTTGGCTTTTACTACGTAGAGAGCCTCTTTGTGCTCTGTAGTAGGTACTTTCTCTCCTGGAGAGCCCGCCTGGGCTTTAGCTAAATCTACGTCTTTCAGCATGCTTACTAGACTATTATTTTTTGATATTTTATTATTATTTTCCGTGATATTTTTAATTTCTAAAGATAAAGTACTTAATCGCTTCTCGTCTTCTTCTGTAGAAATATCAATATTTATCAAAGGAAGTATATTGGTATCACTCAATTTATTATCTGTCAACCACTTATCTATCGTTGCAATCTTTGCTTGAACCGAAGAAACCAAGGAGCTAGATTCTTTGGATGCTTCTTTGAATATATCGAATAACTCAACATATTCTTCAAGATGTAACAGGTCAATCAAGAACTTCTTTCTGTTAGAGTCAGTAGCTGTAAGAAACTGCAGACTCGCATTAGTATTTTGGTATACTAACTGGGAGAAGGTCTTGAAGTCTACTCCTATTATCTCTTGTAATGTTTTGTAAGTATTAGTAGCTGTATGGCTAGATATATCTTCACCATTGTGTTCTAATTTTACTTTTACAGAGCTTTTTCTGTTTATAGATATTTTGTACTCATTGGCTCCTTTTGAGAATTCCAATGATATACTGTACCCATTGTTTACGTATCTATTAGGTATATCTGCTTTCTTGATACCTTTAGAGTTTTTGTTGTATAATGCTTCCTCTATAATTAACGGGATGGAAGATTTACCCATCCCGTTAGTACCAATGATCTGCGTTACTGTATTGTCATCGAGATTCAACTCGTTACCAGTACCATAACTAAAGCAGTTATCCCAGTTGAGCTTTTTGAGAGTAATCATTGTAAGTTCCTATAATATCGGGTATTTTTTCTTCTTCTATTTCTAAGATGTAAGTCAAGTACTCAACCAACTCTTGCTCTATAGTCATATCAGCACCAATAACTAAACTGGTCTCTGTATTACGTTTAACTACTTTCTTGTCTAACAACTCTGAGTCTTTTACGTTTGCCAAGTCCTGAATATCACCCTCTACCTCATAGATAGTGTGGTCGTACTCGGTGGCAATCATATCGTCTGTGTTAGATACTGTTTTTCTAAGCAGCTGAGGTAGTTGGAAAGGATACCATAACCAATCCCAAGTGTCTTCCGAAATTAGCAAGTAACCTGTCTCTACTTTATTCCTGTGAAACGAGGTAGTCATTGGGCTACCTGGGTATACTATATTTCTTTGAGTGTTGCTATGTGAGTGTAGATCGCCAGCAAATACTACTGGAAACGCATCAAACATATCTAGATCTACTTCTGGTTTAACATGGGGAGGTATCTCTCCTCTCACGTGGGTAAACAAAGGCTGGGAGGCGTCAAAATGGTCAATAATACCTTTACGATGCAAGTCTGCATAGGGAAGTATACCGAATCCTAGATCATCATCTATGTAGGATATATCTATCACTGTTACTAAAGGGTTTATATCTTTTGATGCTTTTTTGAGGTTAGTAAAGAATGTTTTATGCTTCTTAGTTGCTTCATGGTTCCCATCATATATTATGGTAGGTATCTGAACATTCCTGATAAACATGAAGTACAACTCAAGCTCTTCCATTGTCGGCAACCTATCAAATAGGTCGCCTCCAATGATGTGCATATTACACTCTTTTTCCAACTCATGAACCTGTTTGAAGAACATTTTATATCTGTTCTTCGCCCAGTCAACTGGAACATTCTTCTGCCCCAGTTTAATATGCCAATCTGCTGTGAATAGTATCATACTACTTTAAAATCCTACTTTGAATTCGTCTTCTAGAGATTCATCTACATTATCGTCGCTACCTTTACGGATGCGATCAAGAAGCTCTTTCTGAGCGTCAGGAGTGGGTCGAGCCATTACTAGATCCATTGATTTAAGATCTTTGATAGCTGCTAACTCATCGTCGTCCAAAGCGCGAGTTTTGCACTTTAACGCTTGTAATTGATATTCGATGTTGTATGCTAGTGGCCCAGTTTTTACTCGTTTGAAAGTAATATCCCAGCCTGATTCTACGTCTGTAGGGTCGCCCAAGTCTTCAGCAGCTGTGATTACTTGTTCCCATAATTTTTTCTTCAAGTTTAGTACTTTAACTTGGCCATCTTTAGGATCGATACACTGTGTAGCATAAGACCAACCACATTTAAGGTCAGGGTAGTACTCACGAACCCAGTCTTTTTCTTTGTTAGTAAACGCTTCTGCGTCACGGTCAAAAGAAAGACACTCTAAAGGTAGATTTTTGTCGTTCTCGCCTTTAATCCAGTAAACATAACGTGCAAGAATATCGCCAACGATACGAACTTTATTGTCGCCGTCTACGTACTTGTAAGAGTTGTTTGAGGATTTTTGTGCTGAACCTTTTTGCTTATTGAATGAAATTGCCATTGTTTTACTTTCTCCGGTGGGCTTCTTCGTATATAAAGTGGATTTGTCCATCTTCTATAAAAAGTAGTCTGTTTTGGTTTATTAAATCTATTAGTTGTGGAGCGTGACGCACACTCAAAGTCTTTTTATTAAATGCAATATAATCGGCTAATTTGCGTCTAGAAGCCAATGCAATATATACTGCTACCTCCTTAGAATCATACTTAAAAGCATAATCTAAAAGAGCATCAGGAGCTAATAAAAAGGAATCTCCTGAAAAGCTTTCACCCATGTACTTATACAATGGGTCATACCTATTAAAAGGTATCTTCTTCTTATGAAGCATGTGGAGAATCTCTAACACATTGTTAGAGCTCCCCTCCGCTTTTTCGTAAATCTTCTTCCAATTAAATAAGAGCATTATTATACCAAATAATTAAGCGTTTGTCAAGAACTATTTTTTTAAATGTATGTGATCTCATAACCTTCTTTCATATAGTGTCCTATACGATTGGACGCTTGCCTTTTGGCTGTGTTACCTTTCAATTGAATATCAACTATTACAGGTTGTACCTTGCCTTCTCTCTTTCGTATAACTCGGCCGACTAATTGAGTTAGGAGGGGCTCATTATTGATAGGAGTCCCAAGAATAAGACAAGATAGTACGTCCACGCTAATGCCCTCACTAAAAATACTTTGAGTGCCAAATAAAATATTCTTGCTAGTATGTTTAATTTCATCTATTATCTCTTCTCTTTGCTCATGCGGGACGTCGCCCGTAACACAAACTGCTTTTTCACCTGCTAATTCGGCGCATACCTTCAAAAACTGGACACGATCGCTCACTACGAGCACTTTATGCCCTTTTGCGGCGTAGGCCGCAGCCAGCATAGCGACTGTGTGTATATATTCCTCATTAGTGGACAATGCTGTTACACGGTTTGCCCAAGGTGTCTTGTTGCCATCCATAAATCTTACTTCAGATTGTACTAGATGGACTTTAGGAACCATATAGTTCTCTTTAGGTGGTTTATATACTTTACTGCCAAAGTAATCTCTAAACACAACATGTTTCCCATCTTTTCTTTGTATCGTGCCAGACAGACCTATCTTATATCTACAGTAATTTGAATCTAGTAGTTTGGAAAAGGTCGGACTACTAACGTGGTGCATTTCATCTAGAATGATAGTGCCGAATTCCTTCTTTATCTTGTCTATATTTCGGTATAAAGTTTGTGTATTGCCTATGACTATAGGACTATCAATTTCAAACTTTCCACTGCCTATAATTCCAGCCTTAAAACCATAGACTTTCTCTACTTCTTTCGCCCACTGATTGCGAAGAGGTACAGTGTGTACAATAACAAGAGTTTTTAAACCAAGTTTACCTGCCATGGCTAAACCTGTAAAAGTCTTACCCCAACTGACCCAAGCGTTTACTATGCAGTTGTCATCGAGGTCGTCATAAACCTCCTGTTGACTAGCACGTAACGGGAACTTAAAGTCAGGAAAGTCTGCTTTCGGCATTAAACGCTTATCGATTATCTCGTAATTAGTCGGGATAAGATCTGTTCTTCCTATTGGAATAGAGATCAAACCCGTTCTAATTATTGACATATTCTTAATAACCTGTGGAGGGTCACTAGGATTATGCGAGGCAATCATATACGTAAGCTCCTTATCGATCTCTAATTGCAAATCGATAGGAACTTCCATATATATTCTGTTGCTAATTACTGCTTTCATTTAAGTCCACTGGGAATAGTTCATAAATAATTTCACCGCATGCCTTGGCTAAGTCCATGTGCTCTTTTTGTGTTCCGTTACCAGAGCGAATGTCAATATAGTGTATCCAACTACGAAGAGAACCACTAACATATAACCTAGACTTTGTTAAGCCTTCTGGCAATAATGCTCTAGCCTGCTCTTTCGCGATACCTAACTTAATAGCAGCTTGGTATTGTTTTTTACACATCCATTCTACACGGCTTTGAATGCGAAACCATTCTGTTTCAATTTTTAGATCGTCTACTTCTACCGAGTTTTGACGATTCTTTTCATCTTGCATCCTGGCTTCACGTTTCTCAAACATATCATCAAACGCCTGGTCAGGGTTTGCGTATCTCTGGGAAAACTCTTGGAAAGTGAAAGACCTATGACGAAGTAACTGTCTAGCTATATCTCTAGTAGTCTCTATTTCTAGACACACATTTACCATCTCAAGAGGAGACCAGTGTTTATGTTTTACTAAGTACTTTACCAGTTTTTCACTCGTAGCACTATTATTCTGATTACTAGGGTTACTAACTCTAGCACAGTATGCCACAAGCTCTAAGGGAGTTTTATCCCTTTGTGGAGCCGCACTATGGCTGATAATCTTAACCTTCATCTTCTACTTCCATTTTTGCAATTATATATTTCTTGACGAACTCACTTCTTACGATGTCGTCAACCCCGAACTCAATAAAATCGAACTCTTCCATCCTTTCTAATACTTTTAGCCAAGATAGTAGCTCGTTACGTTTAAGATCACTTTGTCTAAAGTCACCACAGAACATGATTCTGCAATTCTCTCCTACACGAGTAATAATAGAGTCTAGCTCATGGAAACTCATATTCTGGCATTCGTCTACTATAATGACTGCATTTCGTAGTGTTATGCCTCGAATAAAAGAAGTAGTCATAAATTGAACTATGTTCTTTTGTTTCATAATCTCATATGCGTCACCTCTATCAAATAAATGTGTTGCCACATCTTTGTAGGGCTCTTCATACACTGCTGACTTCTCTTTCTCACTCCCCGGAAGGAATCCGATGTCTCTAGTGGGTACAGCGCTTCTAATAATAATTAGAGTGTCTGCATACCCTTTTTCAATGTCGTCATACGCTAGATATGACGATATAAAGGTTTTACCTGTGCCTGCAAGTCCATGCATTACCAGATTATTGTTTGATTCAAAAGCCGCTAACTGATTTTTTGTTAGAGGCTCAATCTCTTGTAGCCTCAAATTCATGTTTTGCGTCTGTTGTCCTCTATTTCGTTTTTTCAAACCTTTCTCCGTGTCTTTTTCTTTCGGCTATCTGAATATTCGTATAATATCCATGGTAGCCCAGATAAGTAGAGTACTCCTGCAAAAGCCATAGTAGCTTCTGGAGGTCTTGGTACTGAGAACGGGCTAGAAGTGTTTTCTAGCCAAAGTAAACAATATTCATCTCTTAGTTCTTTCTTTTTAATTCTAGAGTACTGAAGGCTGCACCAAGTACTTTTCTCGTAGATAAAAGGTCTACCCTTACTATCTATGAAAGTCTTTTGGCTCTGCTTTAATAATCCATTGAAAGAGTCTATCTGTCGCTTCAAAGGAAACATACTAGGGTAGGATGTCTGCAACCTACGAACTCCGAGTGTATCTCCTTTCATATTTCTATCGTCTACAACCTTTCCATCCATGAACATAAGCCCATCGGAAAAGCTCCAATCCTCGTGAGGAAGAACATATATAGGAAACTCTACGTTCCTCACATCTTTAAGGGTTATTACCATTATCTACTAGCCATCATGTACAGGCCTACATTAGCGAAAGCATAGCCAATATATGTGTACAACATAGGAAGATTATTAAACTTATAATACTGCTCCAGACCGACATATAGATATATACCTCCAGTTAATGCAATTAATCCACCGCTCATTGTATCCACCCTAGATTCACCATGCCTGACGCTATAATGAAACAACAAGTAATCATATTAAATAAAACCCATATAGTACGTACTATAGCTACCTTATCTGCCTTTCTATTGTCTTCGAAAGCTTTTGTACCCATGGCTTTACACCAAATCTTCCACATATCAGAGATATAGCTTTTCATACTTGCCCATCGAATAATCACCGCCAATCTCGAAGTCACAGCCCACAGGTGCACCCGGTATAAATATACCCCTATCTTGTTGAATGTATTTTTGAAGTTGCTCACAGTAATCCTCTATCTCATCGTCTGGAACCTCTGCTAGAATACTATCGTGTACTAGAGCAAAGATTCTGCTTTTCATCTTCTTAGCTTTGATATGTTCGTTCATATCAATGCCACCCATTAAATTAATATCAGAAGCAGCAGACTGCACCAGAAAGTTAAGACCACTCCTAACACTACTACTTGCGATACTGTTATCTGTAGAGGCGACATTTGGTAATCTCCGTTTGCGACCGAAATAACTATAGATAAACCCATTTTTCTTAATGAAGTCTTCGTTATTGTCAATCCATGCTTTTAATTGGTGAAACTCATTGAAATAATCACTGATAGTCTCTTGGGCTTCTTGTTTACTAAAGTATTTACCTGAATCTTTGGTAACTTGTTCACTGATTTTTGCAGGCCCAGCACCATACATAATGCCGAAGGTTACTGCTTTAGCTGCTTGGCGTTTATCGCCGAATAGCTCTGCTACGTCTTCTACGGCACATGGTAGTCGAAATACTTTGTGTGCAATAGTTGAGTGAAAGTTACCACCACTACGGAACACATCCATAAGGGCTTTATCTTTTGCTAGTACCGCTGCTACATATACCTCTGCTGTTGTTAAATCCATTGCCACTATTTGATGGCCTGGAGCAGCTTTGATACAACCTTTAACAGTAGGGTTGTCACGAGGCAGCTGCTGCATATTAAGTTTACCACTACTAGATAAACGACCTGATGTTGTAGTGTGTAAGTTAAATCCAGTACGTAATCTACTATCACGGTCAAGCTGTGGTATGATCTTATCAAGGTACGTGTTCTTGATCTTACTTTTCTGTCGAATGTCAATAATAAGTGCAGGTACTTCAGACTTTTGAGACAGCTCAGTTAGTACTTCTACATCGGTACTGTTTGCTCCTGTGCCGGTCTTCTTGCCTGTAGGCTGTAGACCGATAAAATCGAATAAAAGTGCTCGTAATTGCATCGTACTGTTAGGGTTGAACTCTTTGCCCTGAATTTTCTCGAACTCTGCAATCTTAGGATTTTTATACAACCCCGCTACGGCTTTATCAATGTCTACTTGCATAATATCTTGAGATGCTAATAGACGGCCTTGATCAAATGGTACACCATTATCTTGTACATCTGTTAAGAAGCGGCAGCCAGGAATAAGTATATTCTCGTATACAGACTTGAGTTTAACATTGCCTAGTATTTTAACAAACTTTTCGTATAAAAGGAATGTACACACAGCATCTAGTGAGGCATATGTGTACATAGTATCAAACGGAATCAAATCCCAAGTAAAGTCTTTCTTTAACATGCCAGTTTGCTTTCTATAGCTGTCCATCCAGTCATACATTGGCTTCTCATAGTCGCCATACTTAGTGTACTTTAGAGAAAGCTCTTTTAGACCGTGACGTGAGTTCTCATCAATGATGTAGTGTAATAGCATTGTGTCTTCAAAACGTGGGAACTTGAAATTGAAATGGTACTCAAAGAATGCAATATCGAACTTAGCATTGTGAAAGATAACTCTCTTCTTTGTGAATAGCTCCTGCAGTAATTCCTCAGATTTCTCGTCTAAGCAAGTGGTGTCTATGTATACACCTTCATCTGGTCGGTAAGATAGGGATAAGCCTAGAATATGACCATCTCTAGGGTACAGGCCAGTGGTCTCGGAATCTAGTGCAACGTAATCTAAGTCCCAATCTATAGCTTTCTGAAAGTAATCATTAGCTTCGTCCGTATCTTGAATACCGCGAGCTACAGTCTCATCAATTACTACTTCTTGAACTTCTCCGTTGATATATGCAATGATACTATCTCTAGAAGAGTCCCACGTGCTACGAGCTTCTGGTTTGAAAGCGAGCATGGCAGGATTAATTACAGGCAAGAACTTATCCTCTATGCATTTGCCAGAGTATTCCGTAACTGAATTAATTTTGGTAAAGTACTTTAGTGCGTCAGATCCGACTAAAATGATCCAGTCATAGGCATCGATATCAATCTCAATATCGCAGTCCTTCTTTAAGACTTTCTTTAGTGTTGGGTCTGAGCATAGCTGATACTGGTCGAATTCAAAGGCGTTATCGAACTCTTGTTTGAAGCGTGTTCTACTTGGTTTAGTTTCTACTAATGCAACTTTAGGCATATAATTTTTCTCTTAGTTTACGTACTCGTTGTTCGGTTAATGCGCCAGGGTCGGTATTGTTTAAGTGAATGTTTCTACACACCAACTCTACCTGCTCACACATTTCTTTAACTTTAGATGCTGCTTGCTGTCCGGCATCGTCGCCGTCAAAGAAAATGTCTACACTGTCTATCCCTTGTATTTTTAGCATGGATAGCTTATCTGTATTTATATTCTTTGTTCCAAAACAGCAAACAGCATTATCTAAACCTTTATCGTGCAAATTAATCATATCGTATATACCTTCTACTAATATGATTGCACCTTGTATTGGTTTTACTACAGGAAATAATGGCATCCTTGCCCCCGCTGGAGTGATCATGTATTTCGGAATTCCTTGAGCTGTATGTCTACCGTTAAAGGCTACTATTCTGCCTGACATATCTCGTACAGGAAAAACGATTCGACCAATGTGATCTTTGTCTACACTGTTAAAGGCTTCGAATCGTCTGTAGGTTTCCGGTTTTATATCTCTCCAGTTTCCAATATAAGGTACCGCACTTTTGGGAAAAGACAAACCAATGCTCTCAGCGCGTTTTTCGTTTATACGCTTCTTTAAAAGTTCACGCTTTAATTGCAGTTGGTTTGCCTTTTCCCCAAAATGCGTAAATAGATTACCTTTGTACTCACAACTAAAACATTGGAATACTCCAGTAATCTGATCTACCCGCATACTAGGATTTCTATCAGGATGCTCAGGATTTATGCACTTGACCAAGAAGTCTTGACCTTTATATACATACTCTACTTTCTTGCTTTCTAGTAAATCCTGAACATTCATATTAGTATTCTACTTTTCTTCTGGTTAATTCGTTACGGATTTTTTGTTGTACTTTTGGTACTGCTCTCGCTAATTCTTTTACTAACTCTGTAGTAGAGGTAGTTTTCATATAGAAATGTTGAGTAGAGTACTTCTGTGCTTTACGGTCTAACAATACTTTTTGTGAAGGTTTGAACTTAATTGGCATTTTACTTTCCTATATGTTTTATGTTGTCTAGTGGGATTACTTGGTACGCACCTTTGTTGTAGGCAGGAGCCAAAGTATATTGTTTAGATACTTCTTTTTTATAACTGGTGTCAGGTTTGCTGGCAATACCCATCATAGGCTGAGACGGATAATCTATAGTCTCCCTACGGTAAGGTGTGTCAAAAGTGGGTAATAAGGTAGTTCGCCTTACAACAGGAGATGCTTTCTTAACTCTTTTAGTAGCCTTGCGTTTACGACCAGATGTAGTGTAATTAATACTTCCGCTTACTATCATGATTATACTCCTCTCATTTAAGAAAGATATTATATCAAATTATAAAGCAAATGTCAAGAACTATTTTGTTAGATGTCGTCTATGGGTTCGTCTGAACGATTTTCAGCATCCGCTTTCTCGTTAGGCGTAAGAGTGGACTCAGGACCTATCTTCAAGGTCTCCCAGCACATTTTAGACGAAAAGGACTTCATGGATGCGGAGCGCATCTTCACACAGTTCAATGTCATACAGTTATCTTCCTGCTCCCAAGTTTCTATCGAATACGCCGCATCTGCCGCATCTAGGATACCTTTTGCAAAACGGGCTTCGCCACTTGCATCAGTTTGGTAAGGTGAGAATACTGGTACTTCAAATTCTTGTGCCATAGCTTTCAAGGCTTTACTAACTTCGATTTGCTCCGTCCAATCATATTGACCGCCACGTGAGGGTAGATTGGAACGCTTTACTTGGTTGATATAATCGACAATCACCACACCTACGTCTAGAGTTTTAACCTTCTTATCAAGTTCTGCTCTGATCTTAGACAGTGTTAGAGAGGGATCATAGACTACATCCAGCTGTTGAGTCGGGAGGAGCTCACAGGTGGTAGTAAGTTCATGATGAAACCTATCAAAATCACGATTTTCTCTATACTCTTTCAAACGTTCCTGTCCTTTCTCAAAACGAGCTGCCCACCATGAAGCTACTTTCTCCCACTCAGGCATACTAAGATTCTTAGTACGTAAGCGAGCGAAAGGTATCTCCGTAGCGATAGAGCAGCATCTTTGCAGAATAGATCTGCTATCCATCTCAATAGTGAAATAAATAGCAGTCTTTCCTGAATTGAATACATTATTCGCGACATTAGAACAGATAATGGACTTACCTGCCCCTCGTTTACCACCCACTAGGATTAGATCCCGTGGGGAGAACTTGATCTCATGATCGTATTCAGTATTAAGGCCGAGGGGTAGATAATTACCAATATCTTCATCATCTTCAAACAAGGTAATACGTTGCATACTATCTTGTGGTCGTTCTAGGTCTACTTTATTTTCGACATCTAGTACGATCTGATGGAGATGATTTACTGATTCTTCTGCATCTTCAAAAGCTACAGAATTCTCAATATAGTCCTCAAGTGAGTTCAAGATCTCTTTCTGAGCGTACTCATTCTTGAGATACTCCAAAAGCATGAAGGCATCTGCATCCACCTCAACGGCTTCAATTGCATACAACTTCTCTCGAACCCCGCTATCGCGGATTTCAAACTTGAGGTCGTCAAATGTAGGCATTTTGTGATATTTTTCACAATGATGATCTATGATTCCATACAGAGAATGATACTCCGTTGGTAGATAATTCTTGCGACAGCTAGTCCAGGTCTCGAAGTCCTGTAGCTCAAGCACTTGCTTTATAAGAGCACTAGCAATATTCAATCAAAATTCTCCCGATTTGACATTCTAAAAAAGCCCCTGGAACTGGCCCAGAGGCTTATAGTTTAACAACTACTTATTAAGCAGTTGCTTTTTCTTTCTTTGAAGCGCCATCGTAGTCAGAAGCGACCAAGCCACGGCGAGTAAGCATAGTTTTAACACCACGTGCAGTTTTACCAATCGCATCAGCGATTTGCTCAACAGTCATACCGTCGATGTCATTAAGGTCTGCAAAAGGATCTGCTTTCGTAGAACCTTTAGTTTCTTTTTGCTTAGGAATTGCAGTAATCAATTCAGCACGTAATAAGCTAAGAGCTTTACCACGAACACTGTTTACAGATTTGCCTAAGGCTTCTGCGATTTCTTCAACGAAAGAACCACCATTTACTAGATCAACGAAAACAACTTCTTCCGCATCAGTATAAGTCTTTACAGACTCTACTTTAGGAGCAGGTTTAACGTGACCAGTCAATTCCATAGACAAGATCTTGCCTTGGATTGATTTAGGTGAGTACGCGCCATCTTCGAAATGACCCGCGATATCAGCGTAAGTGTAATCACCGCTGTTATCTGTAACAAAAGCTAAAAGAGTTGCTTCTTGAGCTTCTGAGAACGCACGAGTGGCTGATGCAGAAGCTAGTTCTACGTCGAAACCCATCTTGCGAAGTTTGCTAGAAACTGAGCGTGGGCTAGTCTCTAACTGATCTGCTGCTTCTGCAACAGTAGATTGTGATACAGGTGACTCGTCACCGATGAATGCTGTTAATTGAGCTGTACGCTCGTCTGTCCACTTAGGAAGTGCCATTTTTAATTCTCCAAGAATTGTTGTAGGTTAGTTATAATTTGTACGCCAGCGTCTCTGGCTTTTTGTGTTTTTTGAGACTCTATACCACTCTCATTAACTAGAATGGTAACGTCTCGTGTCAAAGAAGCCTTAATCGCGTAACCGTTCTGTTGTAGTATCTCTGAGGCTTCAGCTTTAGTTTTATAAGATTTTAACTTGCCTGAGATACATACTACTCCTTTCTGGGCTAGTACGACTTGTGGTTTCTCGAACTTGAAAGAGAATGGATGATCTAGTAGCGCAATGCCATTCTCACTCAGGTATGAAAGTAGGTTGTCTGTGGCTTTTGGGCCTAAGCCCGCAGCATCACAATTATCTACATTAATATCGTGTATTGTATCGCACACAGTTGCTAATTTTTTAGCTGCTGTGTTGCCGATCAAAGGGATACTAAGTGCAGGAAGTACTACATTCATTGGCACATTCTTTGATACTTGTATTTCAGCGAAAAGCTTCACACCAATCTTCTCAGATTCTAGGATAGACACTAAGTCATCTTTAGTCAGCAAGTACAACTCTTGTGAAGTTGTGACCCCTAATTTCTCGATAGCTTTTGGTCCGAGCCCTTTGATCTTGAGGGTCTTTGCAAAGTGTTCTAGCTTTTTGTGAATTTTTGTACCGCAAGATGTGTTTTTGCAAAACAAAAGATTATTTATGACAACGATAACAGAGTTACACGATGGGCAACTTGTAGGTGGTTCGATATATGTCATAGATGATTCCTTAATTTTGAAAAGATATTATATCGTAAGTTTAAGATAAAGTCAAGAGTTATTTTTTTATGGGTCATACGCGTCTGACGACTCTGGGAATGATCTCCCCAGAGCGAATAATTTCTACGTCACATCCAATCTCTAAGTCCAACTCTCTAATATAGTCTATATTATGAAGAGTGGCTCTTGACACAGTAGCATCTCCTACCAATACTGGCTCTAGTATTGCAACTGGACTAATAATACCTGATTTACCTACTTGCCAGACAACATCTAGTAGTTTTGTAACTACACCCACCTGCTTTTCCTTAAGAGCGAACGCTCCATGAGGATGCTTGGCAGTATAGCCTAGAGAGGCAAATAAGTAGTTATCATTGATACGGTAGACAATACCATCTTGCGGAAAGCCTGCTGTCATATGAGTATGTACAGTGTTGAAGCCTTGAAGGGCTAACCGATCCATATCTTCTGCCCAGCTTACTAAACCGTTATCACACTGTAGCCCGTAGGCGTAAAAGTAAGTAGACCTGCTATCAAACTCTTTAGTACACTTGAGGTTCAGTGACCCCGCAGCGTAGTTACGAGAGTTTTCAATATTATCAGGAGCTACTAGCTCGCCAGTGATCTGTACTACGCCACTTTCTAGTATTTGTGCAGGTACTCGCAAAGCCATCTTATCTGTAACATCTCTACCAAAGATACCATCGCCACGCGTAAGAGCTTGAGTAAATTCTCCGTTAATGTAAACTAGAGACACAGCAGCACCGTCAAGCTTAGGAGAAGCGATAACGTCTTTACCTAGTACATGAAAGGGCGGGTTCAATATATCGAAACATTTCTGCAAAGAATACATCTGGAACAAATGACGAACGCCATCTGTAGGAGTATAACCAACATCATCGTAGTTAAAAACACGAGACAAGAAGTCCCACTCACCGTCACTGATGATAGGATTACCTTCGAAATAAGCGTGTGCTGCTTTGTCTAAGAACTTCTTCATTACTTGCCTCTTTCATTAATTTAGATAAGTATTATACTTAAAAAATAAGGAAAAGTCAAGAACTATTTATACATATCTGCTAGCAAATCACCAAAGTATTCCATGATAACTTCCTTTGATTCGGCTAGGGATAGTATCTCGGTAAGCCCTATGAAGAGCTCCCTAGAGTTTATGAAGTCTATAGGCATAGTTATTCCTTCTTTGGAAGGCTGCCATTCCTCTTCAAAGTCCATATAGTATTTTCTTAAACTAAGGTATTCTATTCCACGAAAGGTACTTACGGTTAACCTGACTTGTGTTTGCTTAATAGCGTCAAGGTGTATGATTCTCTCATACATTTCAGGTGCTTCATGGAGTTCCATACTACGTCTCGTTTTTAAGTACAGCTGATAGGGGTACTACGGTGGTTACACTTTCTGGTTTTAGCAGTCGGTATGAGTCGGTATCCCAACAAAAGAACAACAAATTACTGTCTGTTTCTTTTGCTCTGTTCTTTTTACCTTGAATATAAGGCGTAGAGAAGTCTAGAGTACATACATTATACTTTAACTTATTTGAGTTTTCACTTCTATAAGTAATTACTGCATCACCATATTGTGTGACTTTATCTTTTAATTCTTGCTTTTTCACTTGAGCTCCTTTGGTAGCATTGGGCAACAATAATTACTATGTGCATACTCTTAGGTCATTTCTGTGAATGTAAAAGAACCCCCGCGTGGAGCTAAGCTCTAGAGGCGGAGGCCGTGTTACTATCCCCAAGGGGATATTAGTAAATTATTTAGTCGGCATTAGCTGTTAATACTTTTGTGAAGTACTGAGCTGCTTTACCAGTCAATTTACTTACTACGTCTTCGTCAACTTCTTGTCCAGCATCAGTGATGGCGGCAGTAAGAGCGTCTTGAGCAGCTTGTTTAGAGACACGAGTGCCTCCAGTAGAAGCGCCACCAGATGCTTTTGCAGCAGGAGTTTTCTTAACATAGACACCAGCTTTAGTAAGAATCATACGGACACCATTAGGCGACTCACCAAGATCATCGGCGATTTCTTTTACGATTTCCATGCTAGTTTCTGGGGTGGGGTTGGCAGCTTCGTATAACTCTACTGCTTCAGCTTTAGATTCATCAGTCCAAGGCATTTTTCTATTCCTTTTGTTTGGGTTATTGTAGCCTGGGCAAGTACCCAGACGGTTAAGTTGTTGGTTGTAAAATCGGTCTCCCAATTTTTATTTCCTTTCTCAAATTTTGAAATGATATTATAGAGTATTTTAAACGTAATTGTCAAGAACTTTTTTTAAATTGCTTCAAGCTTAATACCATGTTCTTTAAGATGTTCTAGCTTACCTAGATCGTAGGCTAAAGAGTAGGCGTAATAACCGCCATCAATATTAAAGTCATTCTCTGTTTGTTCTTTAACGTAGATAGAGTAGCACTTCGAGTCATACTTGCTTTCATAGTCACACTCGCCTAGACCCTTTTTACTTTCTATGTGGGAAGAGCTCTGTTCTTCTTGCACTTCTACAATTGAATGATACCTTGCCGACCATGCAAGCTCACCTTTCTCAAAAGTATCAGCTACACAATTCTCTGGTAGATATGCTACCTCCACTCTTTCCTCTGCACTAGACGGCTTTGTAGGTACGCCTAGTTTATCTAAGATGGTTTTTACAAACCCCGCAGAGCGGTAAAGACCTTTTGCAATGTTAGTAATATTCTCACCCTTGAGGTACAACATAGTAGCCTCTTTAATCTCATAAGGGGCTGCGGCTTTACCTTTGTTCATACTCTTACGTTTTTCTTTGTACGCTAGGTTCTCTGCATGGTCGTTTAGTATTTTTGCTAAGCGAGTAGTGTTATACGAGATAGCTAGTATGGCACAAGCCTCTTTCTTTGTTATAGGTTTATCTGCAGCAAGCAGGTCAGCAACATGCTGTATATTGCTAGTAGATAACTTTTCGTGCTCTTTCTTTTTAATCCTAGGCATCTTCTTTCGCCTCTACCGTTGCTACAAAGTGTTCATCGTGATGTCCGATGTGTATAATCTCTTTTCCTTCAATCATCGTACCTGGATATTCATCACCATCACGACACGAAATATAAGGGCCACCACTTGGATCAAACATACCCAAGTCTTGCATATCTATTTTAGACTGACTTAATTTTCCTGCGCAACGACAGTATTTCATATTATCACCGCTCATATGGAACTTATATTGATTTGTGGCAATCTTTTCCCAGTGCCATTCGTCACCATATCTATTCTTCATTGTCTTTCCTCTTTGGCGTAGAAGTCATCCCAATCTCCAAACAGATCAGGTGCTTGCTCTTTGGCTAGATCCATATGATACTGACCTGGGTAGTGTCTAAGACATCGACCTGCTTCATCTCTTACGTTTTGGGGGGCGCCTTCATCACGCAGTAACCCAATTAAAAACTTTCTAGTTCTGTTTACGGCATTTCTTCTTTCATCAGGCATTGTCATTCTTTATCTTCTCCTTTTCCTTTTCCC